CTATAATTTCCATAAAATAACGATGGATTCACTAGTAACCCTAACTTTACTTATCAATGCTCGTACTATGGCTTTCTGCTGCTCGTAGTCAATCGTGAAGATATCCTTGGTATCAAGCACCCGTTTAATGTCTTTCTTTCGTTCTACGGCTTTGAGAGAACTGTCAGCGTCTAGCTCTTTTTCGAGCGCTGACCTTTCTGCCATAAAGTTGCTTGACCGTTTCTGTAATTCTTCTAGTGAAATTCTATCGTCGATGTATAGATCGTTAAGTCTGCTAATTTTAGCGGTCAGATTATCAATCTGTTTCTGGTAGCTATCACGGTCTATTGTCTCTTTATCAGTATTTGAAAATAGCTTGTCGATATAGTCTGAATCAGTTTGCAGCTTGCTGATTTCAGTTAGGACTAAGTGCTCAATATCATCCTTGAAATAAAACCCAGAATCACATTTTTCATTATTGTTATAGACTGTCACGCCTTTTGTTTTTCGAGGGTGTCGTTGCTTACACTCGTATTTGACTAAGCGTGTACCATCTTTTCGTCTCATGCCCATCTTAATTGCAAGAGGAGCTAAACAATAGCCGCATTGAGCTATTCCAGAAAGCATGTATTTGGCTTGAAATGGTCGGGGATTGAATCGCTCGGCAGCCGTCCTTTGTCTCGTTTTGATTTCCTCTTGCGTCTTGTTAAAATCTTCCTCGGATACGATAGGCTCATGAGTGCCAGGGAATATCTGGCCCTTAAATTGATTATAGCCACAATAGACCGGATTTGAGAGGATAACTCTAACAGTTCTATAGCTCCACTCTTTATCTTGCCCATATTGCTCATTTAGAGCGTCTCTGAGCTTGGTTATTGACATCCCCGATAAATACCATTCAAACATCTTTCGGACGATTAGGGCTTGATATGGGTTGACTGAGAGCGTGCCAGTCTCTTTGACGTAATCATAGCCATAAGAGGTCTTTGCCCACTGCATAGACTTGCCAGACTTTGCCCGTCCCAGCTTGCCAAGTTGCATGCGTTCCTTGATTTGTTCTCTTTCGAGTTGGGCAAACACGCTCAATAAACCAATCATTGCCTTGCCAAAAGGCGTTGAAGTGTCGAAGTTTTCGAGCAAGCTGACAAATTCTATATCGTTTTCCAAAAATACATCTTCAATCAAATAGAGTGTATCTTTCTGGCTACGACTTAACCGGTCTAGCTTATACACTAGAACCGTATCAAACAGCTTTCTCTTTGCATCTCTTATCAACCGCTCTAAAGCTGGACGTTCCGTGTTAGACCCAGAAAAACCGCCGTCAGTATATATGTCGTAAATATTCCAGTCCTTAATATCGCAGTAACTTGTCAGCTTTGCCTTTTGTTCGTCGATAGAGTAGCCTTCCTCAGCTTGATTAGTGGTGCTCACTCGTACATAGATAGCAACTTTATGCATTGTCATTGTATTTGTACCTCGTTTTTGATAAAATGGGTACAGAAAAGAACATGTAAGACTAGTTCCAGTTTACACGGTTTTTTCTGTGATGTTAGCTCTACACTCTATGTTTGGCGACGGTGAGTGTAGGGCTTTTTTTGTTGTTTTATTTAACCTTAACTTTCATTTCTCCGTTAAGTTTCTGACTTGCAATAGCTGAACCGTCGTCAGATTTGATGTGAAACATTGGATAGTGTTCATAGTTTACATTGTTGATTGCAGACCAAACATTAAACGCCTCATGCTCTTTTGCAAGCATGCCATCAGCAAATTTTTGTAGATCAGTTTTATCGTAGTATTTGTAATCGTTAGGGACAGTCATATATAAAATTGTGTCACGATTATAAAAACCGTATGTACTAATATCCAGACCTTTATCAGTTAAATCTTGCTTGAAGTAGTCGATAAAGCTACCCATTTGATTTTCGGCAATGTCTTTAGGCTTATCTGAAGAACTTGACTCTTTCGTTTCGCTTTTAGATTCTTCAGTCTTTGAGCTTGACGTTTCGGAACTGGCTGATTTGCTAGTTTTAGGTTTTTCTTTATGCTTCGATGAAGTAGACGTCTGGACTGTTTTAACAGGTTTGTTCTCCGTTTTAGGAGCAAGCCCAGTAATTTCGCCGGCTTTCCCGATTACTGCCAAACAAGCCAAAACTATCGCCCATTTTTGCCAGCGTTTCAAATTCTTCCATTTACTCAACATTTTTCAATCTCCTTTTAGTTTTAAGTATTCATTTTTTACAAAAGTCTCATCACAAATTGTTGTGAGATTATATTTTTCCATGAAGTGTATATAGTTGAAATCGTCCAGGTTTTCATTTTTCAACAATTCATGGATCATATTTCTATTAGCTTGAGCTTCATATTTCTCTCTTAGACGCTCATAGTGTTTAGAGTTATGCTCTAAGTGCCCTAATTCGTGCAGAATGACCTTTAAACGAGTTTCAGAGGGCAAATCCCTATTGATGTAAATCACCCTGTTTGTAGGGTCGAGAAAGCCGTTTCTGGGCCATTGACTAGAACTAAACTCACAGATAGAGACATCGAACTGCTCAAGCAATTCGTTTTCAGTCATAGCACCTCACTTCTCTTTGCTACTCATATAACCAGCGATTATGCCACGAATGGCACGTTTGTCATCCTCAGTCAGCGGTTTGCCGTCAAACATCATGGCGTTTTCGATGATGTTATCGATGTCAGTTGAAGCGGCATCTTTCGGGCTAGGTTTCACATTCAAGAATTGTTCTGTTGTTAGACCTAAAGCACTAGCGAAATCATCCGCTTTATTCAGTGGGAACACCCGACTACCAGAAAGATACCTTGATAAAGTCGATTTTGAAACCCCCGCTTTATTAGCTAATTCAGACATCGACATAGAACTATTGTCTAAATAGCTTTTTATTAGTGAAATAATTTCCTCGTTGTTTCTCATACGCTTTTTCCTTTTATTTAATAGTAAGAATATTATACACCAGTTCCCAAAAATAAACAATATGTTCCCAAAAATAAACTTTTTTTATATTTTTTTTATTTTCTTGTTGACAAATGGGAACACTTTATATATACTATAATTGTTCTAAGGAACAAGTAATAAAAATCAAAAGAACGGAGGTAATCTATGAAAGTTGATTTGCTTCGTGTGAAAGCTGAGCGAGTAGCAAAAGGTTATACACAGGCACAAATGGCCGAACGAATGGGTTTGGCGCGTGACCAGTATAATAAGAGAGAGAATGGAAAAATCTCATTTTCTGCCGACGAACTTATCACACTAGCCGACCTTTTAGGGTATAGCAAAGACGAAATCGGTATTTTTTTTAAACAAAGCGTTCCCGAAAAGCAACAATAACATTAAAGGAAAAGCAACTGCAAAACTTTTAGTTAACCGAAAGTTAAATAAAAATAATGCAGCTGTAATCGACACCTTGACGGCACCAGTGAGCTAGTGGGGCATATTCATTGAAAATTGTAAGCAACACAACAATATCATTAGTTATAAATGAATCTCCTAAAAGTTAGAAATGTCGATTAAAAGTCCTCACTAGTTCTCTAGTGTCGTTGAGGGAACAAAAAAGGCTGACCCCTGCCAGAGTCAGACCGATAGAAAATTTAAACTAGAGAGATTATAACATGAAACGAAAAAAATGGGAACCAGTCATAATCAACATTATGTCAGACGGTTCAAGAGTTGATGATCTAACTAAGTATGTCATCCCAAGCGGTCACGCTTACTATGACGTAATTCAAGGTATTTACCAGAAAGGAGCATAATAGAATGAAGTATATCTTTCACTAACGACGAAAAAAACTATACGTGCATAAATAACGAGTTTTTGCAAGACACAAGCTTGAGTTTACAAGCAAAAGGTTTACTTGCCGAAATTTTGATAAATAAAAGTGATTGGCGAGTTTATCTGTCAGAACTTGAAAAGAGGTCAACCAACGGGAAAAGCTCACATCGCTCAGCGTTTGAAGAATTAAAACACAAACGCTACGTAGTGGTATTTCGAAAAAGCAAGGGCTATAAAAAAGGGTTTGAAATAGTTGTCTGTGCATCAGACATACCAATGACAGACGAGTTTATAGAATACCTTGATAAAAAGTTATCCACAGAGTTATCCACAGGTAGCCTTAAAAATTCATAGTTCGATAAATGGAATTTCCAATAATTCAACCGATGAAAATTCATAAGTTGAAAATTCATAAGATGAATAATTCATAAGATGAATAATTCAAACGATGAAAATTCATAAGATGAAAAATCGGACACTAACAAATACTAATTAATAACAAATACTAATTAATAACAAATACTAATTAATAACAATATGGTGCTATCGCACACTAACCAACAACAATCTAGAGCCTATCGGCACTAACTAATAATAATTACTAATAGACAACTATACAGTAATTATAGTTAGAAGAATAAGAGAGGTAAACATGACTAATCAAGAATACTATGAGGAAGATTTGAAAATCATTCCAGAAGGAGGGAGTAAGGCTTACGTCATTGACGGGTTTAATGCTTGTATCAGAAGACATGGGCTTGTCGGCCATCTATGCGGATATGTTGAAGTGCCAGACGGTTTGAGCGTCAACATTAACAAAATCGATTGCCACGGTGGCATCACATTTAACGACCATTGGGACGAGCTACCAACTGACGGCTACTATATCGGTTTCGATTGCATGCACTTCAGAGATTGGAATCCTCTCAGCGCTAAAGTGGGGCTGTCATCCAGCGAGGACGAATACAGAGACACAGAGTTTGTCTTGGACGAAATCAAGCACATTATCAAACAACTAAAGGAGAAACAACAATGAAAAAACTATTTGCATGGATTTTTAGCAAGAAACAACAAGAGCCAGAACATTTTTTTGAGCCAGTATGGACACCATACGAGGAAAACGAACGCAAATATGAAGCTCGACAAAAACGTGAGCGTGAGCTATTGGCAAAATACGGAAACCGATAAAATTACATTCTTCAATCCGTAGCCACGGCCCACTGTGGAGTGTAACTTATACTTTTACCCCAAAAAATTATAATTACTTTTCCCAAAAAACGCACACTTATCTTTAAAAAACATATTTACGAAGCGGTGGGCTATGGGTGCGGATTGAAGCACTAAAAAAGCACAGGTAAGGGCCTGTGCAGAAAAACAATTACAAGGAGATTATATCATGAAATCATTCAACACTCAAACAGTTGCTAAACCTAGCTACGTTAAAACTAAGGCCTATGGCTTGTGTGGAACTCTTGCTCTTGCTACTGCGTTAGTTTTCGGCGCTACAGTGTCAGCAGACGAAACCACTCAGCCAGTGGCAGATACTCAGCCAGCGGTTGCTAATGTCTATACTGCTGACAATGCTGGGAATATTACAGTGACACCGTCTGAAACAGTAGCGCCAGTGACAGAAGCACCAGCAACACCTACAGAAGTAGCTCAACCTATCGCAGAAACTCCAGCGGTTGCGGTTGCTACAGAAGCAGCACCTACGACAGTGACTAAAACAGGAGACACAATCAATGTTGAAAATCCAAATGTTACAGTTGAACAGCCAGAAGGAAATGGACGATACACTCCATTTAAGGTCAAGTATGAGGATGTTAAAATCCCGGATAATATTGCGGTAAACGAGGGTGACAAAGTTACTTTTGATTTGCCAGAAGAAGTGAAATTCCAAACCTCTTATGAATTTGATGTACACAATCCAGAAAATGCAGTAGTTGGCAAAGCTACGGCAGATGCAACAGCTAACAAAGTAACTACTGTATTTAACGACTACTTTAAGAATCATCCTCTAAATAAGAGCATGAGTCTTGAACTTGATGCAAGTTGGACAGATAAGGTTGTCCCAGGCAAGCCAGTTACAGTTAACTTTAACGGAACGATTGTTACTGCTAATGTTGGTTCTGGACAAGTAATTGGCAAAGATGAGCTTATCGCTAAATGGGGATTCCAAGATAAAGAAGACCCTACAGTGATTAACTGGACTGCTCGTGTCAATTATGCTCACCGAGTTTTGAACAATGTCAATATCATTGATACCATGAGCGATAATCAAAAGTTAGTAGATGATTACTTTGAAATCAAGAACATTGAAAGTTTAGACCCTTGGATTGACAAAGGCTCAGCTATGGACTTAGTTAAGTCTATCTCAAAATCAGAGCATGGCTTTGAAATCAAAATGGACCGCTTTGACCACATGATTTACTTGTACTACAAGACTAAGCTTGTAAATGCTGTCAAGGACTCAACTAACCCTACTAACAAGATTGAGCTTAAAGCTGAGAATGATGGTTCTGTTGCATACCAAAAAATCCAGCTCGTAGGTGGACGTGGGGATGCGTCTGGCGAGAATAAGCCAGAGCCAACTTTTGAAATTCCACACGATGCGCCAAAAGTTGACATCCCAGAGTTTAACGCTGGCATCCCTGGCATTCCAGAAGTGCGAGAATTGCCAGAGTACACTGAGCCAATCGGCACAGTGCCAAATGAAGCTCCGAAATACGATAAGCCAGAGTTTCAAGGTGGTATTCCGGGAATCCCAGAAGAACGTGAGTTGCCACCGTTTGAAGGTGGGGTGATTCCGAATGATGCACCTATCTTGGACTTGCCAGAATTGCACATTCCAGCAGAGCCAGAAAAACCAACACCAGAAAAACCTAGCACGCCAGAAAAAGCCCCTAAAACGAGCGTAGAGCGTGCTAATGGCAAAGTGGCACAATCTACCACAGTATCTTATAAACTCGATTCTGAGCCAAAAGAGGTGGCAAATACGCCTGTTTATGGTGACACTCTCCCACATACTGGTGAAAAAGAAGGTATCATGTCAACTCTTGGTCTTGTAGTAATTGCAGCAGGTATTACAGCGTTGACATTGAGCTTTAAGAAGTATAACGAAGGTGAGGAAGATTAATCATGAAAGAAAATAACAAACAAGTCGTATTTTACAGCGCTGAAAAGGATGGCTTTCTTATGAGCTATAAAGACAAAGGGAACCTAGCGTTTACAGCGACTTTTGACGGCAGACTTTGGAAAGCGTTACAGCTACCATTTGAACCATACGAAAAACAAAAAGCTGACATTGACAAGCTTGCTGAAGCGTTTGGCTGCGAAGTGCTTATCGTAGAAGCTGAATACAACGTAACTAAACTTGACGGCTCGGACTTTGAACGTACGGAGCGTGAAGAAACCATTGAGGATAGGATTGGAGCACTACTAAACTTATTGGCGAACTAACAGAACATGAAGTGGTGGGTGGGTAGGCATTAAATATGGAACGAGAAACTTACGAAGTCGAGAGCCGATGGCGGAACAAGTACATGAATTTAGGTCGTGAGTTGGGCAAGATTATAAATAGTCAGCAAGACAGAATCTTGTCATTAGCTCACGAAAACAACAAGCTCAAAAGGGAGCTTTGGAACCTAAAAAAGTCAAAGGGCAAGAAATGGCTCTAAAATCGCTTGTAACCGTCCTGAATAATCTAGTGGCACAATTACACTAGAGGAACGGTAAAACGGCAAATAACCCCCAAAATTTGAGAATTAGGGGCATTAAAAAGGATATGACATGGAAGAAATGACATTTACAGAGTTGCAACAACGAATGCAGCTTAAAAAAAAGAAAGAAGGGACTGCAAAGTACGCTTCAAGGCACGCCGAGGATATTTACAACGTTTTTAAAAGTTTGAAATCAAATTGGAGCGTTGTAGTCAACTATGATCTAGTCGAATTTTCTGGCAAGACTTTTATCAAGGCTATTGCAACGGCATCTAACCGAGAGGAAAAAGAGCAAGCAGTTGCGTTCGCAGAATTGTCTCCCGTGCCGATTTTGAAAACTCGCAACGGAGACTTAAAGCAGATGAATGAGCCACAATGGGTAGGAGCCGTACAATCATACGCTGGGAAGTACGCCTTGCAAGCACTATTTGCAATCGGTGAGGAAGATGTGGACCATTTTGAAGTGGCTGAGGAAAGTTTGAGACCAAACCAACCTCACAACCCTCAACCGCATCAAAACCAACAACTGCAACAAGCACGCTACGAGTCAAGAAGCGATCAACAACCTAACTTCATCAGCAACGAGCAACATGACACAATCATGCAACAAGTCAATGAGTTAGCTCTAATTACTGGTCAAACAACCGAAACGGTAGCTAATTATTATCTTGGAAAGTACAAACTCAACGATTTCCATGAGTTATTAGTGCCGGGATTCGATGTAGTAACTAACGACATTCAAACTCAAATCAACAATCGAAAGGGATAGAACATGAAGGACGTAACAAATAACTTTTTGGAAACAATCGAACCAGTATATACGCCGGGAAAAATCAGCTTCGATTTTGAAGCATTTGACAAAGCTATTCAAGCGGCAGTTAGCGAGTTATCAGACGAACAACTGGAGAGCTTGGAATACAACGATATCAAGAAAGAAATCACTCGCTATAAAGGTCTTATTGACAAACTTGATGACAAGCGTAAGGGAATCGGCAGAATCTACAAAGACCCGCTCACCGAGTTTGAATCTAACCTAAAAACCTCACTAAATCCGTTGAAGGCACTCCTTAACAAGCTACGTGCCAAACGTGATGAAATTGACGAGCACAAAAAAACGCTGCGAATTGACCACGTTAGATCAGTATTTGAAAGCAAGTGTGAACTAGCTGGACTAGACAAGGACACATTCAAGGACAAGTACGAGAGCTTTTCTAAAGTCGGAGATTTCATGGATAAGAAAATGAAGCTCAAAAAAGCGACAGAAGAAAAGATTGACGCATTGGTTTTGGCTGAGTATGACCGATTAGAAGAATACAAGGCCAACATTGCCATGATTGAAGAACAAGCTCTTGACTATGAGCTGCCAGCAGAGCCATACACTAGAGCATTGCAGAACGGCACACCTCTAGTTGAAATCTTGAAGCAAATGAAAAAAGACCGTGATGCAGCCGTTGAGCGTAAGCAGCAAGCAGAAGCCAAGGCGAAAGCAGAAGCGGCACGCCTGGCAGAAATTGAAGCCATGGCCAAACAGTCAGCTAACGAGGAAATTAAAGCAGTCAACGCTGAAACTGGCGAGGTTATCGAAGACGCTAAACCCGTTGAGAAAGTGCCTAACAAGCCCGTTGAGCCGTACAAGATCAATCTTTCGCTAACATTCCACGGCGGAGAGAATCAATGGCACCAATTTGCTAAGCTGCTTGATGATAACTTTGTAAATTATGAAATTCTAGGAGAAAATTAATGATTAATAATGTCGTACTTGTTGGAAGGGTAACCAAAGACCCAGAGCTACGCTACACAACCAGCAACATCGCAGTAGCTACATTCAGCCTAGCCGTCAACCGTAATTTCAAGGACGTTAACGGTGAGCGTGAAACAGACTTTATCAACTGTGTTATCTGGCGTCAGCAAGCTGAGAATTTGGCTAACTGGGCTAAGAAAGGCGCATTGATTGGAATTACTGGACGCATCCAGACACGTAGCTACGAGAACCAACAAGGTCAAAGAGTGTATGTAACTGAGGTAGTCGCTGAGAACTTCCAAATGCTGGAAAGCCGTGCAGCGCGTGAAGGCGGTAACGCTAACCAAGGCAATACATCGGGAGCGTTTGGCAACGACAACGGCTATGCAGGGCCTTACGGACAACAAGGGCCACAACAACAAAGGCCAAACTTTGCAAGAGAAAGCAGCCCATACGGGAACTCAAACCCTATGGATATCAGTGATGATGATCTGCCATTCTGAGAGGTGCGCTGATGTCTGATACTAAAATGACAGTATGGGCACTGTTTGACAGTGGAAATGGGAGCTACACAAAAGGTGTGGCCGCCCTGAATAGTTCGGGGGGGGGCTAACATTGACATATATCCAATTGGAATTGATATAGAAAATAAGAACAATCACTTTATCAATCTAAATTTAGCAGACTACAGTCGTCTGTTTGGGGACAATACGCTTTTTGATGAATTGGACAAATTGCCTAAACCTGACCTAATCATAGCCAGCCCACCATGCGAAAGTTGGAGTAGTGCCAGTGCTATGTTTGAAGGCAATGCCTGCTGGAAACAGGAAGACCTCTCAGACAGCCTGTTTGTTCCTCAGAGAGAGAGTAGCATGTTTACCATAAGGAACAATTCGGACTATGATAAAGCTTACCAAAATTATCATTATGACAGACAGTTTATGAAGCGTGTGAATGGAGAGTTGACAGCTTTCAACACTATCGAAATCATCAAGCGGTATGAGCCTAGGTACTTCATCATAGAAAACCCCGCTAGTGGCAGGCTGTGGAAATACATCGAGGATATCATAGGTTTTAAGCTACCATACCTTAATTTGACAAGGTATAACAACTATGATTATCCATTGCAGAAACCCACAAAGTTTGCTAGTAACCTTGATTTAGGTCTTAAAAAAGACATCATCAAGCAGAACATAAAATGGGAACACTTTTCTAAATCTTACAATGAGCGGTCAAACATACCACAGAAACTAGTGATAGAGATATTCACTAAGGTCTACAAGAGATTTTTAAAGGAGAAACGTCAATGAAGTTAGTTCTGAATATAGAGCCCAAACCACAAACAAGGCCACGATTTAGCAAGTTTGGAACTTATGAAGACCCTAAAATGAAAGCATGGCGCCGTCAATGTTCGCAACTTATTGAGCAAGAATATGACGGGCAATTCTTTGACGGCCCAATCATGGTTGATGTCACATTCTACATGAAGGCACCTTTGAACGTATCAAAAAAACCTACGCCAAAAGCTAGAGCTAAAACGTGGGATATATTCAAGAAATTCATGGATGAAAGGCTTTGGCATGCGAAAAAACCCGATATTGATAATCTTGTCAAAGCGTTGTTCGATAGCATCTCAACCGCTGGATATAACAAGGTTGATAAGAAGGGTATCGTCTGGATGGATGATAGCATCGTTTGTGGTTTAATAGCTCGCAAAAAGTACAGTCCTAATCCACGCATTGAATTAGAAATTAAGGAGCTGGAATGAACAGCAAATACAAAGACAAGCTGGTCAGTGTATATGCTCCAGGCAGCTACGACCACAAAAGTATATTAGATAAGACCCAAGCATTTTCAAGATGGTTCTGGGCTAACCACGAAGATATGGAATATATCTGCGCTAAGTTGGGCATCAACGCAAAGAAACTCAATCGCATTCTGACGCTGGAGCAGTTACCGGACGAGGAATTATTAAAGGAGATGATGAAATTATGCAACGGAAAGTGAAATTTTTTGACAAACTATATGACACTGACACGCTTGACGAAGAAATCAACGCATGGATAGAAAACTACGACAAGGAACTGATAGACGTGAAACTAACCGCAGACCGAGAAGAAGAAAGCGACTATGTCCTGTACACTGCTACAGTAATATATTTGGATAGAGAGTAGGTAAGTAAGTAAGATGACAGAAATTAGATTGCAGAATCCATACATGGATGAAACTATCAAGGTAGAAGAAGATTGTAAACTTATTTTTGACATGTTGGAATGGATAGAAAGAGGTAACATGGAATTCCTCCGATTACATCAAATTGAACCAGAAGATAGGGTTATTACTATTAGTCCTAAGAACCTCGCAAAGATTGATTACTATGAGGTGGAGGAAGTAGAAGATGAAATATAAGGTTATCGTCTACTACGACAATATGGAAGATAGTGAGCACATTTTCAATAACAAGAACGATGCTATCAACGAATTACACAGATTGAAATTGAAATATCGCAATGCAAGGAAATATAAAGTAGAAATGAAAGAGGTAGAAGGATGATGAATAAGAATGAAGCGGTACTGAAATTAATAAAGGTAGCACGCATTTCGGAAGATTACGCTAAGGATTTATATGATTCTTTCTTTGAAAAACCAATCGTACCGCAGTACGTGGCAGATTGGTACAAGGCTAATAAACGAAATCTTGACTTGAGTTTGAGTGGTCTTGTGTTCGACCTTGCCACGAATTCACCGATTTACTATAACGAAGAATTTAAAGCGTGGGTGGAAGATAATAAAGAAACATTCATCACTACCCTCGTCAACATGCACCAGTTCGGCTATGAGGTCGAGAAGGAAAAGCGGTATACAGTTCGAGTTAAAGGAATTGATGGATACACTACACATCTCAATCGCAATTTAGGCAATAAAGTATGGCTTTTTGCATCAAACGAAAAAAGTAAAGGCTTTAGAGTTGAACACACCCGCAAAGAGCTAGAAGATGCCGGTTTCAGCTGGATGTTCAACTGCGAAGGTGTGGAAGTGAAGGAGGTGGACGATGAACACGATTAAATTCATTTTGATGGTCGTAGCTGTAGTCTATGCTTGGCGCACGCTGTTTGGAGAAAATAGATGAATAATGAAGTGTATGAAGAACTTATGGTTGAAAGAGGAAATCAAAAATGAACAGACTTAAAGAATTAAGAACGTCACATTATTTTGGCGTAGAAGTGTCTTATTTGCTAGGCTGCGATACTGATAACACATTCTCGGATTTAATCACTAAAATCAACCATTGGGCGGACGAACGCAACTTAAAACACGCCGACCCAAAGATTCAGTGGATGCGTGTTACTGAAGAAGTCGGAGAAATTCGAGATGTGCTTTTGAAACCGACGAAATTCACGGAACCGCAAGCAGCACTCAAGGACGCTATCGGTGACACGCTAGTAACGATTATCGTATTGGCACATCAATTAGACCTCGATGTCACTGAGTGTCTAAGCATTGCTTACGAGGAAATCAAAAGCAGAAAGGGAAAGATGATAAATGGAACCTTTATCAAAGAAGAAGACCTCTAAACGAGAGAATCAGCTCGTAGTAGCTACAATTCTATTGCTGATAGCGTTGGTAATTAACATCGCAACTGTAGTCAGCGTGCTAAATCGACCGGTGGAAGCCATCGTGGTACACAAGGCTGATAATGCCGCTGTATTGCACGGGAAAATTACCGGAAAGGAAATGGTCGGAAAACTCTACACGCTTGATTGTGGAGCGTATGGTAAGTTCCTTGTCAGCAAGGAACAATATGACAGTGTGCAAGTCGGGGATGATATCCCTAGCTATTTGAAAGGGAGAGGGCAATGATACCTAGATATAGAGCGTGGAATAAAGCCACAAAAACCATGTATGAAGTTGACGATATTATGTCTATCGATTTTGGGAAAAGCGAAATTTCTGTAAAGACACTCTTTTTCGAACAGACAAATTACTACAATTTCGATGACATCGTTTTAATGCAATCAACAGGATTGACTGATAAAAATGGCAAAGAAATCTTTGAAGGGGATATTCTTGATTCGGGGGACGATTTTCTTGCTGGAGTTGTTGAGCTAAGACAAAATTTAGGAATGTTCGTTAGCAAATTGATTAAATACAATAATTTCGAACGTTTGTGCAACGTCTTGGATTCGACACAAATCATCGGGAATGTATGGGAGAATCCGGAGTTGTTAGAGGTGAAATCATGACTAGGAAATACCCAAGCGCTGGACTGACCGAGGAGCTATATCGACGGCTAGTCAGCGAGTATAATGCGCTTAGAGTGAAATATAAGCGAGAGTTTAACGGACGAATCCGAGCCGTTAGAAACTGCGATGTTCGTGAAGCAAGGAAATACTCACAGAAATTCTGTAATGTCATCACTGAACGCTCAAGGCTATCTCCGAACACAGCAGAGGATTTAAAAGGCCTTATCTCAGACCAGCTATTTAACGACCTACAGGCTTATCTAGCTGAGAATTATCGAGGAAAAAAGTGTTATCAAAAGCATGTATCGTTTGACAACGTTGGGTTACCAGACGACTTATTCAAGCGTTTCTGCGATGAAATCGAGGCCATGAGAGAATCTTATGGCAAGAGAGTTACAACTCATATTATGGATATTAGAGGTTGCACCAGAGAAGAAGCTAGAAAACACGCTGACAATCTAAGCAAACTCTATCGAGAGATTAACAGATTAACACCTCGCAAGCTAATTCAAATCGAAGGCTTAATCTCTGATGAACTGTTTGGCGATATTGCTAAATATGTATTCAATAACTATGATTGGGCGGCTGAGTTAGACGAGGATATTGACCGCATTGCAAGAAGATATCGCAGTAAAGAAGGTTTGGGACGTAACAAGCCAACTGTTAAACATTATCTATATCGATCGTATATGCTCGGTGTGTAGCCAGTATTGTTTCAGACGGTTCGAATCCGTCACTGGCTATTGTCTATCAAAAATCTAAGTGACTACGCTTTTGGACACAATCGCATAGCTGATAGACCTATGCATTAAACCCAGCTATTTAAGAGATTGGAGGTGTGTCCTCTATCTCATAATTGCATTATTCAGTGGACGCCTTGGCTGGTGGTTGAAGCTGAAAAAATCCAGTTAATCAAAATTAGAAAAGAGGAGCCTTTATTCATTCATTCAAATCACTGCAGCGCATAACTGGTGGTGTTGCAAATCTAACGCACGGGAGGCGATAAAGGAAACGTAAACTGTGGTCTAGGTATATCTCCATTAATTCAACTTTTATATTCTTAAAAAAGGAGAGAAATCTCCAATAATGTATATCTATCCACTCATTAAAGAAGTCTGAGAAACGAAACTAGTATTTCATATAAAACCTCTTAACATTTCTTGGACTAAAAAAAGACCGACACAATGGCCGGCACTCTTTGAAACACGATATCACTATTATATCATATAAGAGGGGTGCCATGACAAGTATTGATCTATTTGCGGAATTAGATAAAAACGCAACAAAACAAAAAGCTATAAAGATACTAAGAAGGTATCGTACGCTAACACGAATAGCGGGCTTGGAATACGCCCCTAAAGTAACAGCGTCATTCTCGTTAGAACCCAAATCATTCGATGGAATGGTCCATAGTCAGACCGAAAGTATGGTAACTCGCAAGGTGGCCGCTGAGCAAGACTTGCAAGCTATCGTCAGAGCTATCAACGCATTATCAGATAGACATTACAGTCAGATATTGATAGAGTGTTATTGTAGAAACAGAAAGCAATACAATATTGAAGTCTATATGAATCTTGGATATTCTGAAAGTGAATATTATCGAATGAGAGAACAGGCGATTTTAGAGTTTGCGGAGAATTACCGCAACGGTGAATGTCTGGTATTTCTGGGAGATTAAGACAATGAAAACGCTTGATAACTGTTAGGGTTTGAATGTTTATCAGCGATATAATATTAGTATTGATAATTATAGCATCGTACCTTGAAAGAGGGTGATTGCTTTGAAATAACATGAACAAAAAAGAGACTTACAAATCGCTTTGATTACAAAGTGGGACTTAATAACTATTAAGTCTCTTTTTTTATTGTGAGGAAAACATGCAGATCTATGACAAACCGTTAGGGTGGTTAACCCCTTATGAGAACAATCCAAGAAATAATGATGAAGCGGTTGAGCCAGTTGCTAATTCCATCAGTGAGTTTGGCTTCAAAGTGCCAATTGTGGCAACGTCAGACGGAGAGATTATCAATGGACACACGCGCTGGAAAGCCGCTAAAAAACTAAAGTTAAAGACGGTCCCAGTAATTATTGCGGATGATTTAACAGAAGAACAGGTCAGAGCGTTCAGACTAGCTGACAACAAAGTCGCAGAAATAGCTCAATGGGATATTGAACTGCTATTGAGTGAAATCGAGAGCGTCGACAATCTTGACATGACACTTTTTGGATTCACTGACAGCGACTATACGTTGGATGATTTTGAAGACGAAGAAACCGACACCGATATTTCAGAAGATGAAATTGAAAGCGAAGGCGATTCAGTTTCGTCAGTAGAATACGGGGATATTTACCAACTAGGCCGACATCGCTTGATGTGCGGAGATAGTACCTCAGCAGGGGACATGAAGGAACTTATCGACGGTGAAAAAATAGACCTCTACGTTACTGACCCACCGTACAACGTCGCTTACGAAGGGAAAACCGAGGAAGCTATGACGATTAAGAATGACAGCATGGATGACGCCAGTTTCCGTCAATTCTTACGTGATGCGTTTTCGGTAGCTGACCAACACCTAAAACCAGGGGGAGCGTTCTATATCTGGCACGCAGACAGTGAAGGGTTAAACTTTAGAGCCGCTGTCAAGGAGACGGGATGGCTGCTAAAACAGAATCTTGTCTGGGTTAAGAATAGCATTGTTTTAGGACGGCAAGATTACCAATGGAAACATGAGCCGTGCCTGTACGGATGGAAAGATGGGGCGTCTCACTACTTTGTTGACAACCGTGCCTTATCGACAGTTATCGAAGAGGATGAAGACAACCTAAAGGAAATGACTAAAGGGGAGTTGATTTCTTACATCAAAACAATGCAAGAAAACAGCCCGACGAGTATTTTTTACGAAGATAAGCCGGTTAGAAGTGATATTCACCCAACTATGAAGCCGCTGAAATTGATTGCTAGATGTGTTCTCAATTCTACTAAAAAGGGAGAGCGTGTGCTCGATAGCTTTAACGGTGGAGGTTCGACGCTTATGGTTTGTGAAAAAACCGAGCGCATTTACTACGGGATGGAACTAGACCCGATATATGTCGAACGAACTATCAAGCGCTGGGAAGAAGAAACTGGGCTGAAAGCTGAAAAGATAAACTGAAACGGCAGGAAGTGAGGCGATGGCTAATGAACAAAACTTGAAACCAATTACTGAGAGAAGTAAGAAGGAACAACGAGAAATACAACGACGAGGGGGCATAGCGTCTGGGAAAGCAAGGCGAAAAAAAGCCGACTTAAAAAAAGCGTTCAATACCATTTTAAAAGCCGACGTAGCGAATGAAAATATATCAAAACAACTTGAAGCGTTAGGGTTTGAAGCTACGAATGAAATGGCATTAGCTATGGTAATGATGCAAAAAGCCATGAAGGGTAATGTTAAGGCGTTTGAACAGATAGCCAGATTGGTCGCTATCGATACCAAGGACAACTTGGACCGCAAAGAACAACGAGAGCGCATTGTTTCAATTCAACTTGAAAACGAAAGAAGAAAAGAACAGCTTGAAAGCAGTGGGGCGGAAGGGACTACTATCAATATCATAAACGCATGGGAGGATATCCCAGATGACAACGATTAACATTCAGAAAAACGTTAACCCACATTTCAAATCGGTTTGGCAGTCGCAAAAGCCTTATAACGTCTTGAAGGGTGGTCGTAACTCTTTCAAGTCATCCGTAATCGTGCTAAAGCTCGTCTATATGATGATTAAATACATCATTGCTGGTGAAAAAGCTAACGTGGTAGTCATTCGGAAAGTAGCTAATACAATCCGTGATAGCGTGTTTAATAAGGTTCAATGGGCTATTAGTCTATTTGGTCTGGACAATCAGTTTAGGGCCACTGTGAGCCCGTTTAAGATAGTTCACAAGCGTACTGGTTCTACTTTCTATTTTTACGGTCAAGACGATTTCCAAAAGCTGAAATCAAATGACATTGGGAACATTATCGCAGTTTGGTACGAAGAAGCGGCTGAGTTTAACAACGCTGAGGACTTCGACCAATCAAACGTCACTTTTATGCGTCAAAAACACGAAAAGGCTCCCTTCGTGCAGTTTTTTTGGTCGTACAACCCGCCCAGGAATCCCTATAGTTGGATAAATGAGTGGTTTGAGGACATCAAGACTAATGATAACTACTTAGCACACTCAAGCACCTATCTAGACGATAAGTTAGGGTTCGTGACCGAGCAAATGCTTGAGGATATCGAACGCATTAAGCAGAATGATTACGACTACTATCGCTATCTATACCTTGGTGAAGCGGTTGGACTTGGTAATCAAGTGTATAACATGAGTACATTCCACGCTATCGATAGCTTACCAACAGACGACAGGCTTATCGGAATATCATTCGCAATGGATACCGGACACCAACAATCAGCTACGGCTTGCGGTGCTTATGGATTGACCGCAAAAGGTAATGTGATTCTGTTAGATACATTCTATTACAGCCCCGCTGGTCAAGTGATTAAGAAGGCACCTAGTGAATTAACTGTCATGGTTAGTAACTTCATTGACAAGGTACTCAAGCATTACCGAGTGCCAAAGCTACGCATGACAATTGATAGTGCAGAGGGTGCACTTCGTAACCAATATTTCAAGGATTTTGGCGAGCGATGGCATCCAGTAGCTAAGAAGAAGAATCAGACCATGATTGACATGGTTACCAGTCTGTTAGCAGAGGGACGGTTCTATTACTTAGATATTCCAGCTAACAAGATATTCTATGAGGAACATAAGATGTATCGCTACGACGAGAAGACGATACACACAGACGACCCTAAAGTAATCAAAGAGGATGACCACTGCTGCGACTCTATGAAATACTTTGTTTTAGATAACGCTAGGGCGTTAGATTTGAAAGCTTAAAAGGAGCTACTAATGGGAATCATACAGACCATTAAGGACTTTTTTAAAAGGAGTAATTATGTGATGACTAATCAAAGTCTAAACAGTATCACAGACCACCCAAAAATTGCTATATCACCCGAAGAATACAACCGTATCATGGATAACTTGCGCTATTTTTCAGGAGCGTTTGACCGTGTCAGCTACAATGATAGCAATGGGAAACAGTTGAAGCGTGACTTCAACCACTTGCCTATCGGACGAACAGCATCAAAGAAGGTTGCCAGTCTCGTATTCAATGAGCAAGCGACTATTCAAGTTGATAATGAAGTGGCTGATACATTCATCAATGAGACGCTGAAGACTGACAGATTTAGCAAGAACTTTGAACGCTACTTAGAGTCTTGTTTGGCTCTTGGTGGGCTTGCTATGCGTCCATACGTTGACGATGACCGCATTAGAGTGTCATTCGTACAAGCACCAGTATTCTTGCCGCTTCAATCGAACACGCAAGATGTATCAAGTGCTGCAATCGTGACTAAAACGCTTAAAACGCAAGGCCAGAAAGTCTTGTATTATAGTTTGATTGAGTTTCATGAGTGGGGCAAAGATGGCTATACAATTTCAAATGAACTATACGAATCTGATTCCAAGACTCGTATCGGTCAACGTGTACCTCTATCGACGCTCTATGAGGACTTAGAGGAAACCGTCACGTTAAACGGGCTTACAAGACCGCTATTTACGTACCTAAAACCCCCTGGAATGAACAACAAGGACATAAACAGTCCTTTGGGCTTGTCTATCTTCGACAACGCTAAGACTACGATGGATTTTATCAACACCACATACGATGAATTTATGTGGGAGGTCAAGATGGGGCAGCGTCGTGTAGCAGTTCCTACTCAAATGATTAATACACAATTCGACGCAAGTGGTGAGAAGGTCGTTGTTAAACGTGAATTTGAGACCGGACGCAATGTCTACGAGCAATTTGATAGCGGTGACATGGATAAGGGTATTGGCATTACTGACCTTACTACTAACATACGCTCGGACGACTACATCAAGGCTATTAACAAAGGTCTAAGTATCTTTGAGATGCAACTAGGCGTGTCAGCTGGCATGTTTAGCTTCGATGGAAAGAGCATGAAGACCGCTACTGAGGTAGTGTCAGAGCAATCAGACACATATCAAATGCGGAATTCTATCGCTACTCTAGTAGAACAATCATTGAAAGAGCTTGTAATCTCAATTCTGGAACTTGCTAAAGTCTACAGTCTCTACACTGGTGAGATTCCAACAATGGATGAAATCAGCGTGGACTTGGACGATGGTGTATTCACTGACCGAAACGCTGAGTTTGATTACTGGTCTAAGATGGTAGCTGCTGGGTTTGCTCCAAAGACAATGGCTATCGAGAAGACGCTTAACGTAACCGAAGAACAAGCTCAAGAGATTTACCAAGCTATCAACGATGAAACTATGGTAAGTGCTGATAGTTTTAGGACGGATGATGAAAGAGAGGTTTACGGGCAATGAAACTCTTAAAGAAATTCTTGGGATGGTTCAGAATCGCAAAGAACCCTGCAAAAGTGTTCGCTGAAGAGCCAAGAGGATTGATATGCCAAGAAAAAAGAAAATCAAACTGAACGACCAGCAATTAATGTTGATGGCTGATAATGTTTCAGGCATCTATCGTCAACTATGCAACGACCTATTCGATAATGTTGTAGAACGATTGCATGACCGAGGAACTTACTACCTTGACCAACAGCCTTATCTTTGGCAGCTGGAGAAAATGGCTGATGTTGGTATGTTGAACGACCAAAACATTAAACTCATTGCTGAATATTCTGGGATTGCTGAAAAGCAAATCAGATACATCATTGAAAATGAAGGGTATCAAGTTTATAAGGACACTCATGCTCAGTTAAAATCGAACACTTATAATTATCAAGTTATGAAAGACCTTATCAGCTACTCTAATCAAGCAGTTAATGACGTCCATAACCTTATTAATACGACCTTGCCAAAGAGCGTGCAAGCTACTTACAAGGACATCATAGAGACTACAGTAGCCAAAGTAATCACTGGCATGGCTACACCTCAAAAAGCTCTTGATGAAACGATAATGAAGTTTCAGGAACGAGGGTTCTATGGCTATACTGACAGAGCTGGACGAAGGCAGAGAGCTGATGCTTACGCTAGGACAGTTATTAAAACAACTGCTAGACGTACATTCAACGAAATGCGAATGAGACCAGCGCAAGAGCTGGGAATTGATACATTCTATTATTCCATTAAGGCAGCAGCAAGGGAAATGTGCACACCGCTACAGAATCAGATAGTGACCACAGGTCAAGCTAGGTCTGAGGAAGGTGTTAAAATCTTTGCTCTCGATGATTATGGCTACGGTAAGCCCGGAGGCTGCCAAGGTATTAACTGTGGGCACACTATGACCCCTTTTATCCCCGGTGTCAACTACATGCCGGACATTGATGATGACTTGAAAGGTCTAACTGAGGAGCAAGCTATCAAGAACGCTAATGTTCAGAGCAAACAAAGAGCAATGGAAAGAGCTATCAGAAGCACTAAAGAGCGCCTACACGTTGCCGAAATCATGGACAATGATGAATTAACCAGCAAATACAAAACAAGGCTTACAGAGCAGAATAGAGCCTTAAAATCGTATGTTGATAAACATCCATTTTTGTATCGAGATAGAGAACGTGAAAGATATTATGATGATCCGTTATCCAAAACTCGTGAAGCCATTAGACAACGTGATATTTTAGCGAAAAAACACGCTTAAACCGTATCAAATCGATGCGGTTTTTCTGTTTGACCTGCCAAATTGTCGTAAAACTGGGTAATTCAGTCCCTTGGACGTAAAACAAAGGAGTTTTAAACATGAGTTTGAAACGTGACATGTTGGTTGAAGCTGGTATTACAGATAAGGCAGTTATTGATTCCTTAATGAATGCGTACGGTTCTGGGATTGAGAACGCCAAAGCGCAAGCAAAATCTGAATTACAAGCTGAAAACGACAGCCTTAAACAACAACTCGAGCAACAAAGCCAAGCACTCAACGACTTGCAAGCCAAAGAGGGGGCGAGTGAGGAACTCAAACAACAATTGACGGACTTACAAGCTAAATTTGACACTTACAAGACTGAGAATGAAGCTAATCTTGCCCAAGTTACAAAATCAAATGCTATTCGTCTCGCTTTGAAGGATGTGGATGCTCACAATTCAGACGACCTTGCAAAATTCATCAATTTTGACGAAATCGAACTTGATGAATCTGGTAAACCTAAATTAGATAAGGTTATTAAAGGATTGAAAGAGACAAGCCCTTATCTATTCAAGCAAGAAGAACAAGCAGCACAACCTAAAATCTTTGCTGGTGGTAATCCAACTGCTAGTCAGAACGGTATCACCAAAGAAGATTTTAAGCGCATGGGTATCAATGAGCGTCAAGAGCTTTTTGATAAAGACCCAGAGTTATATCAACAATTGAAAGGATGATTTAATCAATGACTACAGGTATTACTACGACTGCACAAGTCATCAATCCACAGGTAATGGCTGACATGGTTTCAGCTAAATTGCCTAAACTTATCAAATTCACACCTCTCGCAGTGATTGACACTACTCTTGTAGGTCGTCCGGGTGATGAATTGACTGTTCCACAATGGACATATTCTGGCGATGCCACAGATATTACTGAAGGCACTGCGATTCCTATCGACCAACTTGGAACTAAAGAAACCAAGATGAAAATTAAACAGGCTGGTAAGGCTATTGAAATCACTGACAAGGCTGCTTTGGTCGGACATGGCAACGTCTACGGTGAAGCAACTAACCAGATTGCATTGGCTATCGCTAACAAAGTTGATAACGACCTTGTGGATATCGCTAAAACTGCGACACAAAACATCACTGAAGCTCCTGTATCAGTAGCTAACATTGACAAAGCCTTGGAAATCTTCGCAGACGAAGAAGACGCTCGCTATGTTGCCCTTGTCAATCCTAAGGATGCCATTAAATTGCGTGCTGACGCTGGTCAAAACTGGCTTAAAGGCTCAGAAATTGGCGCCAACATTGTCGTATCTGGAACTTTTGGCGAAGTTTCTGGTGTGCAAGTTGTCCGTACTAAAAAAGTTGATGAAGGAAAAGGCTTCCTCGTTAAAGTTTCAGCTCTTGAAACTGACCCAGACGATTCAGCTAAATACGGAGCATTCGTCATTGCTCTCAAACGTGATGTCATGATTGAAAACGACCGTGACATCTTGAAGAAGACTACAGTCTACTCTGGTGATGAATACTACGGTGTCTATCTTTACGATGACTCTAAGGTGGTTAAGTTTGGAGGTGCCTAATGGGTATGTTAATGCGTCGTCATTTGAACGACACTGAAGCTGTTCCCGTCTCTGAAACTGTTGAAGAAGTTGTGAACACGCTCGAAGATATGACCGTCGCTGACTTGCGTATTCTTGCGCAGCAACGTGGTCTTACTGGTTACACAACATTGACTAAAGCGGAGCTTTTAGACCTCCTAAAATAGCGAAAGGAGGCGGTTAAATGACATATTTAACCAAAGAAGAATTTTTAAAACTTGGTTTCGATGATATAGAGAACTTTGACAAGCTAGAAGCTCGTGCAGCGATGGCTATCGACCTGTATATCAAAAACTTCTACGACTTCACTGATTTTGCAACCGATTTTGAACCACGAAGACAAGCAATTAAAAAGGCAGTAGCTTATCAAATCGCTTATCTCGATTCAAGCGGTGTTATGACCGCAGAGGATAAGACATCGTTAGCAAGTATGACTGTCGGACGTACTCATGTAAGCTATCAGAACGGCTCTAAATCGTCTCACGATGGCAAGCGGTTCAATCTATCTCTTGACGCTCTAAACTGGCTCATGCTGGCTGGTTTTGGATTTAAGGCGGTGGGCTATGATAGATAAGCGTTTGCTAGTTGATACTGTCACGATTCAAAAGCCAACGGGAGAAACGGATGTCTGGGGAAAAGTAACGTACGATGAGCCCACAACCCTAAAAACCGTTAGATTTGATAGGGCCGTATCTCACACTGGCAGTGGTCAAAATCGAACTGAGAATAATTTCTCGGTTCTTTTGATTTATCCGAAATACACACCCATTGAGTTGGATGATAGTTGGTTAAATGGTCGAGTTAATGACACTCACCGAGACTACATCATTCGTAAAATTATCCCTCAGTATCATCCGTTTAAGCATACAATTCTATGCTATGAAGTCGAGGTGATTTGATGGGTGCTGATGTAACTATCAAGGTAGATTTACAAGGGCTTGAAAAGAAATGCAGTCCCGAAGCGGTCAGACGTGGTCAGATTGCCATGAGTAATCAAATGCTTATGGATATGAACAAGTACACACCAGTTCAGTCAGGGCACTTGCGAGGTAGCGGACACTCTAATGTTGATACGTTGGTATGGTCAACACCTTACGCAAGAATTAGGTTTTACAATCGCAGACTTAAACTATTCTTTTCAGAGAAGCAACGGAAGTTCTTCTTTGCGAATAAGGACAGACTGCTAGCACAGAAACCTAAGCCCGGTACTGGTGGACGCTGGGATAAGAAGGCCGCTGCCAAGCACAGCAAGCAGTGGGGACAAGTAGCAATTAGAGCGATGGGAGTTAGATAGTGAATAACAACGATTTTTCAGAGGTGTTGCAAGTCTTCCTAGCAGGTCTAGGCTTGCCACTGACACCTCGACTAGATTACCTTAACGAAGGTGAAGACTTGGTAATATACGCATTGCCCGGTGGCAAGGTTGAAGACGAAGACATGGCTGGCACACAGATTCTGTCGTTGCCTTATGAACTCGCCATTAAGTCCAAAGACCAACAGAAAGTCAATGCTACTCTTTGGAAAATCAACACTGAACTTTCCAAAATCGGTCTTGAATTACCAAGTTTAAACAATTCTTACACATTCTTGTCATTGAAAGTTGAAACACCAAGTTTGAATGATGTCAATGACCAAGACTATTACATTTACTTGCTAGATTTGCAAGCAAGATTAGAAGTAGAAAGGAGCCTTAATTAATGGCTAAATTTAAAAATGCGATTCGTAAGCACTATATTGCAGCTTACGACCCAGAACATCCAGACACTCCACCAACTGAAGATAAATATATGTGGATTGCCAAAGGTATCAAAGAATCAGCGCCAGAAAACGACGCAGAAGACGATGATATCGCCTACTTCGACGGCGACGGTACGAAAGAGAAGATTATTTCTTCAATCTCTCGTGGTCGTTCTTTTGAAGGACACCGTGATTACTCAGACAAAGCTCAAAACTTTGTAGCTGATAAGGAAGACGCAGTGGCAGACGACTTGATTGTCTGGTATAAGGAAGTAGTACCGACTGGCAAGTATTACAAGGAAGGCCTTGGACGTTTGTCTGAAATCGAAATTGGTGACGGTGAAGCGTCTGAATTGGAATCAATCAAGTTCCAAGTTAACTGGTCACGTACACCAGAGAAACATGACATCACTTCAGCACCTTCTGGACGTGCAACTGAATCAGCTTCTGGAGCTACTGGGACACCAGCGGCGGCTGGCCCTAGCTCAGCGGTAACTTCACCAACAGTTGGTGGATAATTGAAAACTTTAGAACATAAATAGCAGATAAGACAACTTGATGGGGTGGGGTTTAGCCCTTCCCCTCTTTTTTAGTGTAAGGAGAAATAACAACATGGTAGTAATTAAAAAACGTAGCAATGTCATCCCTGTCGATTTCGGTGAGTTCAAGCTTGAATTTCCTGTATCTGATAGCAATATCCAGCGCATGAAAGCAGTCGGTGAAGACTTGGAAGCCAAAGCACAACAATTCAAAGATTCCGACGATGACAAAGCGCTTGAAACGCTTAAAGGCCTTGTTAAAGACGGTTTTAATAAGACTTTCAACGATAAAGAAGCATTTGATAAGGTATATCAATTTGCTGGCGAATCTACTATTAATGCCATGGTCTATCTTATCGAAGCTATCAAGGGCATTACTGAAGAATTTGAAAATCAAAGCTCTAAAGAAGCCCTTGAAAAATATCTAGCTGAGTAGCAACTATGCTAGATATATCACGAAAACTGGACGATAAGTTAGTTATCGATGATAAAGAGTATCTTCTAAATCTATCTTTTGATAATGTCCTCAAGATGTTCGAAATGCTGAGAGACGAAGACATACCTAAGTACGTCAAACCTCATCTCGCCATTCGGATGCTAATCAGCCAGAGTCTCGAAGGTGAGACCAGAGAGGAAAAAGCTAAGTCATTTAACAAAGCGTTTGAAGGCTTCTCGATTGAGGAAATGTCAAAGGTCTTTAAATCGGTATTTGAGGAGCACATAAGCTTGTCAGACGTCGAGGATAATCATGTCGAGTATGACTTGGCTGGTAATCCTATGAAGACTACTGCAAGCGATGATACGAAGCAGAGAGCGCCTTACGACATTCGTTACGATGGTGACTACATCTATTCATCATTCGTGCAAGCTTACAATATGGACCTATTTGACATGCAAGGCAAGCTTCATTGGCGCAAGTTTAACGCTCTACTGTCTGGACTGCCAGAAGGCACGAAGCTGATGGAAGTTATCAAAATCCGTAAATGGAAGCCACAGAAGGGCGACTCTGCGGAATACAAAGAGGAAATGCGCAGGCTTCAGAAAGATTATGCTCTCCCTAACGAGATTATCGAGGAAGATGAAGAATACGAAGAAGAATTTTAGAAAGGAGGGATAATCTATGGCAGATGGTACAGTCACCATCAAGGCACTATTTGACGGTAAGGACGCTGAAAGTGGGGCTAAACGCATCAAAGGGGCGTTAGAGGGCTTGAAAGGTTCAGCCGGTAAGGTTGGGTCAGTGTTTAAGTCTGTTCTCGGTGCTAACTTAATCGGTGGTGCTATCATGGGCGGAATCAGTGCTATTGGTAGTGGCATGAAGTCGATGGTTGGCGAGCTCAACAGTTCCGCAAAAGCATGGAAAACCTTTGAAGGAAACATGCAACAGATTAACATGCCTACAGACCAGATTCAGCAAGTCAAAGGCGAGTTGCAAGACTTTGCATCCAAGACCATCTATTCAGCGTCCGACATGGCTTCTACTTATTCTCAGTTAGCAGCAGTCGGAACTAAGAATACAACGGAACTGGTTAAAGGTTTCGGTGGTCTTGCGGCGGCAGCAGAAAATCCACAACAAGCCATGAAGACCTTGAGCCAACAAGCAACCCAAATGGCTGCCAAACCTAAAGTTCAATGGCAAGACTTCAAGCTTATGCTAGAGCAAACGCCAGCAGGTATCGCAGCGGTTGCTAAAGAAATGGGCATGAGTACCAATGAAATGGTGCAAGCTGTCCAAGACGGCAAGATTAAGACTGAAGACTTCTTCAACGCCATTGCTAAAGTCGGTACTAACGATACTTTCAGCAAGATGGCTACAGAATTCAAGACCGTCGACCAAGCAATCGATGGGATGAAAGAGTCTCTTGCTAATAAGCTAATGCCACAGTTTGAAAAACTCAATCAGATCGGTATTAAGGCAGTCGTTGGACTAACCGATGCGCTTGAGAAGATTGATTTCAACAAGATTTCAGATGGAATTGGCAAAGGCTTAGAATCGCTATGGAAGGGATTCAGCGGTACTGGTGCAGTTAAGTCACTATCGAGCACATTTAGTTATATTGGTAGCCAGTTAAGCGCTATGTTTAGCTCAATTAACGGCAATCAGCTATTACAAGGGCTAGGCAGCGTTATTGGTGACATCGCTAACGGTATTTCAAACGGTCTAAGGATTGCCACTACATCAGTCAAGAGCTTTATCAGCTCATTTTCTGATACAGGAGCATTTCAAGCCTTTGGGTCAGCATTAAGCACAACTTGGGACTTGCTCAAGCAAGTAGGCGCATCGTTCGCTAATGTGTTCAAAAGCTCAGAAATGCAAGCAGTCATCTCTGGACTCGGTACTGCACTAGGGACACTCGTTAAATGGATTTCGCAAGTAATCTCTGCGTTCTCAAGGCTATTATCATCTATCCCTCAAGGCGTGTTTAACGGCCTAGCTGCTGGAATAGTGGCGATGGTAGCTGGTTTTGCGAGTGCAAAAGCTGGACTGTCAGTGTTTAGTGCAGCAATGCGAGGGCTTGACTGGATTAAGTCATTCAACCCATTCAATGCCTTCAAGAGCAAGGCTACAGAGGGAATTACTGGTGCTGCTAACAGTGCTAAAAGTGGAAAGAGTGCAATCTCTCAAGTATTCAGCAGCATTGGAAACGTCATTAAATCAGCTGGGTCATCCATTGCCACCGCGGCCAAGGGCATCGGAACTGGTATAGCTACGGCTTTCAAAGGCATTGGAACAGCTATTAACATTGCGCTTCAAGGTTTGAGAGGGTTGAATCCAGCTACTTTGCTATCGTTCGGTGCTGCCGTAGCTATCGCAGCCGTCGGTATCGGTGCAGGGATTGCATTGATTGTGGCTTCGTTCTCACTATTAGCAAGCCATGCTAGCGGTGTTTCGCAAATTATCGGTTCTATAGGCTCAGCGTTCGGAACTGTTGTTGAATCCATCGGTAAGGCAGCCGGAACTATTGTTGAAGCATTTGGTACTGCTTTTGCTACTGTAATCACAGCAGTAGGACAAGCTGCGCCTGGTCTAGCTCAGTTAGCACCATTAGTTGAAGCGGCTGGTACTGCTCTAGGAAATGCAGCGCCATTCGTCACGGCTTTCGGTGCGGCGTTAACATCTATTCTAGGTGTGTTGCCAGACATCATTAATGCTTTCAGCAATTTGGCTACTGCTCTAGGTACTGCAATCAGTTCAGTCGCTACAGCAATCACTCCGATTGTTCAAATCATCGGTAACACCATAACGGCAGTAGCTCAAATCATTGCTAACGCTATTGTGGCAATCGCACCAGTTATCGCTAATTGCATTGTTCAAGTAGCCCAAGTAATCGGCCAATTCGGGCCACAGATTGCAATGGTTTTACAAGTGGTTGTACAAGCCATTCAAGCGACAGCACCAGTCATCATGGCCTTGATTCAAGGTATTGTGACAGTCATTCAAACGATGGCACCAGTTATCAGTCAAGTGATTTCTGCCATCGTTACCGTTGTCCAAACGTTAGCCCCTATTATCAGCCAAATCATTTCAGCTATTGTTCAAATCATCGGTCAGATTGTGCCAATCATTTCAGCAATCGGTGGCGTGATTTCTGCGACCTTGCAAGGTATTGCTGGAGTAGTATCAGCGGCTGGAAGTGCTATTGCTACCGCTGCGATGGGTATCGGTCAAGGTATTGCTACTGCATTGAGTAGTGTAGCAAGTATTATTAGTGCTACTGGTTCTGCTATTGGCGCAGCATTGCAAGGAATTGCTGATGTCGTGCAGTCGGTTGGTACATCAATCAGCACTGCGGCCAAAGGCATCGGAGACGGTCTCAAATCAGCGTTTGAAGGTATTTCAGATGTAATTAATTCCGCTGGTGGTGCCATTAGGTCAGTTCTCGATGGATTGGCTGATGTATTCAATTCTATCGGTACGGCTGCTCAAAAAGCTGGCTCTGGTTTCAATCAATTGGCTAACGGTGTTGTGAAAATCACTAACACCAACCTTGGAGATATGGCTGCATCTCTTGCAGCAGTCGCTAAAGGCGTAGGTTCTATCGGTGACAACTCAGCAGGACTTGCTACGGCTGGGACTGGTATGGCTAACCTTGGCAATGGTATGGCTAAGGTATCTAGTTCTGCCAGTGGTGCGGTAGCTGGATTGAGTAAGTTCGCAAGTACTGTTTCAAGTATTCAAGCAGCATTTAGTAACTTACAAACGCTGTTAAGCACGGCTGGGAATTCATTTAGCACATTCTCAAGTCAAGCCATGCAATCAGTAAGTGGATTGACTGCGATTGTAGGGCCAATTACAAACTTCCAAACGCAAATCATGATGATTGTCCCTTCACTTATGCAGGCGGCTACTGGCTTGACCATGTTTAGCACAGTAGCGATGGGCTTGACTACTAGCTTGACCTCAATCGGTACGGCCATGACAGCGTTAACGGCTAGTCTGACTATGTTAGCTACACAGCTAACAATGGTAACAACTAGCTTCACGATGATGGCTACTAGCTCAACTATGCTAGGGACTAGCTTGGCTATGATGAGTACTCAATTTACGATGATTAGTACATCACTAACCATGCTAAACACTCAATTTATGATGTTTTCACAAGGAATTATGCAAATGACAAGCCAGCTTATGATGGCCGGGTCAGCAGTAACCATGTTTGGCGCTCAATTAATGACTGCACAAGTCGGATTCTCAACCATGGGAATGATGACTACTATGTTAGCTACACAGTTAACAATGGTTACAGTAGCAGCGCAAGCAGCTGGAGCTGGTCTTGCAGTCGTTAGCGGTCAAGTTATGGCGCTGGCATCTGTATTTGCTAGTGTCGCAGCTTCGGCTATGATGTTATCAGCAACAATGACTCAGCTTGGCATGGCTGTATCTATGGGAATGATGTCAGCAGTTCAAGCGGTCACTGTTGGGGCTATGCAAATGACTGCAGCGCTTAGAGCGAGTGGTATGCAAATGGTCGCCAGCGCACAATCATTTATGAACCAGATTGTCTCAGCAGTCAGAAATGGTATGAACCAAGTCGTTGCTGCAGTTAGAACAGGCGGCGCTCAAATGGTTTCAGCCATGCAGTCTAGTGGACAACAATTAGTTGCAGTTACTCAAGCAGCGGTTAACCAAGCGGCAGCCGCAGCTAGGGCTGGCTATGGTGCCTTCTTCTCAGCTGGTGCTTATATGGGGCAAGGTCTTGCTGCAGGTCTTAATTCTGCTCTTGGAGCAGTTACAGCAGCAGCCAATGCCTTGGTAGCCCAAGCAGAAAGAGCTGCGCAAGCTAAAGCCAAAATCCACTCACCATCGCACCTATTCCGTGATGAAGTCGGTTGGTACATTGGGCTTGGTATTGCTGAAGGGATTGACAACTCAGCCCCAGAGGTTGCCAATAGCCTGGATTACATCCGTGACCAAGTTAACGGGTTCAATGTTCGAGCTAATGCAATGTTAACCGGTGCCACTTCAAACATGGCTAGTCAGCTTAAAATGGAAGTCTTGCGTGATAAAACCCCAGACGCTACGATTTCAGCACGTCAAGAAGCCTATGCTGCTCATTCAGCTGGCTTGCTTAATGATGTGATTGACGCTCTCGTAGATGTTAAGGAGCAAATTGCACAAGGTCAAAACATGGTGCTTGATACTGGTGCCTTGGTCGGTGGCACGGTCAATAACTTCAATAGTGCCATTGATACAATCAAAACACTGAAAGGACGTCACAGATTATGATTACTAAAATCAAGGAATATATATCATTCGGCGATTTCAATAGTCGTGAAGCTGGGTGGTACCTACAGAAACGTGAAGCACCGACACCAGACGAGAAAGAAATCGTCGAGTCTATCCCTTATATGCAAGGGGAGCTTGACTTTTCATCGGCGTTGGGTGAGCGTGTCTTTGAGTCTAGAGAAATTACGTATGAGTTCAAATTACCATTTACTACTTATGAAAATCGTAAGATTGCTGAAAGGCAGCTTAAGTCAAGCATGGTTACTAAAACGCAACGCAAGCTCAGAGATACCCATGACCGTCGATATTACTGGATGGGAAAGGTTAAACACATCAAAGTAGCAGACGACCCGATTAAAAAAAATCTGGTCGCCACCATCGTGTTTAAATGCTATCCATTCGCATTTCACGAAGACGAATATTTTGATGATGTTTGGGACACGTTTGATTTTGAGAATGATAATTCAACGTGGACTAAATGGTATTTAGGCTACGAGAAAAAGAAAACACCCGTTTACTTCGTCAACGCTGGAGATACATCAATCAGTCCAGTAATTATCTGTAGCGAGGATATCACCTTAAAAGATGCTAATGGGACTATTTACTACTTGAAAAAGGGCGAAAACAAAGACTTTGCGCTAACCTTGGACATCGGTATCAACTATTTCGAAGCTCAAGGAAACGGCACAGTAGCAATGCACTATTCAAATGAGGTGATGGCATGACGGTATCTTGCGATAGTATTGAAATCTTCAATGTCAGTAGCACAGGCTATGCTATCCGTGTCAAGGGTTTAAGGTCTAGCAATGGCATATCTGGATTGCAAGTTCCGACCTGGTCGGAGCAGTCTGGACAAGATGACCTTGTTTGGTACGATGCTTTGAAGTGGGGTGACGATTGGTACTGTACCATTAATACAGTTGACCACAACAGTGACAGTGGTACATATCAATCTCACTTCTATGTGGTTACTTCAAGCGGCTCAAAAGAGTATCTCGACGGCAAAAAGATAACTGTTCCAGAGCGCCCTGTTGAACTTGCTAAAAAGGCAGGGTATGCCATTTATTGGTGGCCTAGTTTCCTCGATAGACGATGGGACAAGCTCAATCGAACTACTGCAAGCCGTAGAGTCATCCACGACCCATACAGTCCAAGAGGGAACAAAATTGTTCACGGTGAAATCAAGCAAGCTGTCAACAGTATTCATGAACTAGAGTTCTCAATCCCGTTAGACCATACGATGTACCAAAAAATGGTTCAGTTTAAATCAATCATCGAAGTCGTTAACTTGAGGGACAATGAGATTGAGTTTGTCGGTAGAGTTTTGACGATGACTAATGAGATGTCAACGAATGGGTTTGTTCAAAAAGTTGTCTGCGAGGACTTTTTGTCTTATCTTCACGATTCTGCTCAATGGTTCCAAAAACTGCCTAATAAAGGCGCTGAGGACTATTTCAAAATAATATTCAATTCCGCTAATGTTCAAATCGAGGAATTTAAACGGATAACTCCTCGGAATATCACGGTTCAAAGTAGGTCGGACCGACCATTCCGTTATATCGGATATGATTCGAGTTGGGACACGGTCAGAGAGCGTATTATCAACAATATCGGTGGGTATCTCACGCTAAGAGAGTTTAATACGAGATTGTATGTTGACTGGACTAAAGACATTGGAGTTACCAAGGAAAGCCCAATCAAATTAGGCCAAAACATCAAATCTGCGAGTCGTGAAGTTGATTTTGACGGTTTAGCAACCATCATTGTCCCAATCGGTGCGGACTTACAGAGCCAAAATCAAGGGCAAGAGGAAGACCAGAGTCCGGACGTGACACGGGCGCAGCTTGATATCCGAAGCGTGAATGACGGGAAGATGTATCTAGCTGACGAAGAGCTGATAAAAGAATTTGGTTTTATTCGGAAATCAGTAATCTGGACAGAAATTGACAATCCTAGCATTCTCTTGGCTCGTGGTAAGCAGTATTTGCGAAACCAGAAGATTGCACTGGCTAAATGGACAATCTCAGCAGTTGAGCGCTATTTGATTGATAGTCGATATAGCAAGTTCAGAATTGGGAACAAGCACAAGATTATCAATGCGCCACTTTCTGGGATTGAAACTTTGCAAATTTTGGAAAAGAAAATTGATATATTGAATCCACAGTCTGTTGATTTAACTATCGGCTCACAATCTCAGTCATTATCTGCTTATCAATTGCAGACGCAAGAAGCTGATAGCTCGATTGAAAAACTCAAGCTAGACCAGTCAATAGCTACTAAACAGAAAAAACTAGAGCAGTTAAATGCTCAGTTGGCCGCTCTCAGGTCTGCTAGTCAGTCTAAACCTGTTGAGCCAAAAGCTCCGACGGCTCCAGGCGCTAATGCGACAGAAGCTGAACGGACTGCATATAATCAAGCCCTCGCTGACTACAATGTAGCCAAGGCTGATTACGATGCTAAACTCTCAGCGTTCAATATGAGCCAGCAAGAGCGTGCTCAACGTATCAGTGAGCTTGAGGCTGAGATTGCTCGCTTAAGAAATGAATTAGGAGGTGCTTAATGCCACAAGCTGAAGCAGAGGGGCGCTTGAATCTATATGATGATGTGACCCCTTTTGAAAAGACAAACAAAATCAGCGTCATCGTTGACGCTATCCGTAAAAAAACCAAAGGATCAGACGTCCGTGAAGCCATCGCTACTGGTATTGAAACCACATACACAGACGCTGCCAAGAGCGGAAACACAGACATGGAAGTAGTGAAATCCAGAGAAACTTTTAACACGCTGCCTGACAGATTAGATAATATGTCTAAGAATCTTGATGGTAAAGCTAGTACTAAATGGGTTGAATCAAAGCTTAATGCTATTTCTTCCAACGCCCCCAAGGCCGTCCTTAGTTCGCTCGAAGAAATCCAGCGTACTTATCCAAACGGCGCCAACGGAATCGTCGTAGCAAGTAATACGGGGAAATGGTATTACTTTAACGAAGGGGACCGACACTGGAAAGAGGGCGGCGTCTATCAATCTAGAGGTCTTAATGTTGATGAAGTTACAGCTGATAACATCGACTTCACAGAATCAATCGAGCAACTTCTACGAGATAAGATTGAAGGCTCAGTCTATCTCTGGAACAATACAGCCATTGGGACATGGTCATCTAATGGGTGGCTCCGATTTATGCCAATTCCGATTAAAAAAGGGTTTAAATACTATCTATCAAATATCCGTGGAATCTTCTCGTTTGCGATTTCTAGCGACGGTGGACGACTTGTCAAGAAGTTCTCTGAAACGGACGATTTAGTCACTACAGAATATGTTCCACCAGAAGATTGCATGTTGTACGTATCTTCTAAACCAGACGAGACCGCTAGGGTGTTTAACGCTTCTCTTGAGGATCTGAAAAAAGCTAACGTTGACTTCTCTAACTTGCCAGACGGCTATATCTCTCTTAAAATCCCTAAATTAACACTAGATGTTAAGCCTGAAGAGCTCAGTTTTGTTAATGTCGTTAAACAATTGATTGATGAACGTACCTTCAAAGTTGGGAAAGCCTGGTCTGGTAGTGGAAACGGGACATACGACGCTGGCACTTGGGGAATCTATCCAAAACTATACATGCAAGCTGGCGTGACTTACGGTCTGAAAAATATCCGTGGGGTGTTCACTCATTACTTTGATATTTCTGGCAAGAAGCTTAAAACATTCTCTACTACGGACGTACTAGTCAATCAAGATTTTACCCCTGAAGCAAACGGCTATATCCTTATCAGTCGCTTGACATCAGACGAACCTACAAAGGTAATTCAAGGAGGTAATGCTCAAGCTCACTATCTTGAAAACCTTGATTTTGGCTCTAGTGCCATTGCTTCAAAAGTGCCATTCGTCATGCCGGATACATCAAAAGTACAGTTTGGATCAGACATCACTGGCATTGATACGACTCAAGTATCAACGATTAATAACCTCGGATATATGAGCCCTATCAAGAAATGGGACAAGAGCCGTGGCTTTATTGACACAATCAACGTCTATGTTAAGGATGCGGGAGCATACAATTTTGCCATTGGTAACATCGACCAGAATGATTTGATTGTTTCCCCTCGTGTTTTCCAGAAACAGCTTGCAGCTGGATATAACACACTGAATATTCGTGGTGAAGATAAAGAAATTTTCTTCGGTGAACAGCTATTCTTTGAATCTCATGATAACCGTGTGTACGCCTCAAAAGGTGAACACAACTTGATTCAGGACGCTCAACACGTTACTAATAACGCTGGATATTCTGGAAAAATCATGTATGAAACTGGGCAAGCTATCCCGTTCAGTTATCGAGTCGCAAACGAAACCGCCGTTGAAAAGGTTGAAACCCTCAAGCAGAAAACGGATAAGATTGAACCTATTGTTACTGAACTTGAATTGTTCAAGAAAACACCTATGATCACAAGTCCGAATGGCACTAAATTCCGTTTGTTGGTCGATAACAACGGTAATCTGTCGACAGTTTCAAACATTCCTAGCCATGTGGCCGTGTTTGGTAACTCAATCTTGAGCCATCCTTGGTTGAAGGGTATGGGTATGGCTGCAAGTGCACCAGATAAGGATTACTTTACACTGGTTAAGAACTACATCTTATCTAAGAACTCTAGCGCAGTAGTAGAGCGTGGGAATGGCGCAGATTGGGAATCTGACCCAAACAATCGACGTGGGACATTTGATAGCAAGATGAAGCAATCGCTAGGCCCAGATACCGATATTGTCATCTTGCAATTTGGTGATAACTTGAATACTGACGAGAAGCGCAAGAATCTTGAAACAGATATCCCTAACCTTGTGAACTGGATTAGGGCGGCATCGCCAAAGGCTCTCATCTACTGGGTCGGTATCTACTACGCCTCACCAGACTTCGTGGAAAGAATCAAGCGTATCTGTGCCCCTCTCGGTGTCACATTCGTAGACATCTACCAGTATTCTAAGGATGCCAAATACAAGTCTGAGATGGGCAAAGTGTTGAGATTGCCGGACGGTTCGAACTACACTATTACCAATGCTGGTGTGGCGAGCCACCCGGGCGATTTAGGGCACAAGGCTATTGCGGACGAAATTATCAAGAATTTCTTGTTCTAGATTGGAGGTGAGCAATGAGACAACCAGATGGAATCTTTGGAATCTTCAATGTAGTTCGTGACTTCTACGAACATGGCATTGACGACCATCTCTGGGTTTTTCTGTTAATGGTAATTATCGCTTGTGATATCGCCGTGGGAGTATCCAGAGCATGGGCTTATCATGAATTTTCAAGCTCTAAATTTAGAAAGGGCCTTGTCAGCCATACAGCCATGATTGTATTCGTGGCAATCTTCTATCCGTTTGCTGCTTTCATGAACCTCGGAGGGGTGCTAGATACCTTTATACTTGCGATGATTGCAGCTTATGGCTCTAGTATCTTAGCCAGCTTGTCAGCGTTAGGGGTGGAAATTCCATATTTTGACAAGTACATCAAAAAAAATATTGATAAAGAAAAATTTATTTTAACCTCAGAAAATGAGGAAGAAAAGGAGAAAACGGAAAATGATTAATTTTAAACTACGTCTACAAAACAAAGCTACTCTTGTAGCTCTTATCTCAGCAGTGTTTCTCATGTTGCAACAATTCGGGCTTCACATTCCAAGCAATATTCAAGAGGGTGTAAATACTTTCGTTGTAATCTTGGTGATTTTGGGAATCGTTACAGACCCAACAACTAAAGGTGTGGCAGACAGTGAACAAGCATTGAACTATCACGCACCTCGTGAGGACTAGTCTAATCTACAGATAACAACAAGATTTCATTGAAATAGAAAGGAGAAACATGACAACAAAAACACAGTTATTAAACGCTATTGACAGCCTTGTGAATCAACGTGTTACAGTTCCTACGAATCCGTACGGCGGTCAATGTGTCAGTCTGGTCGATTATGTCCTACAATATGCCGGGCTGTTTAACTTCGATTTTGGCTACTTAAACGCTATTGACGGATTAGATAGAGCTGAAAGTCTAGGACTTAAAGTCACACGCTTTAACGGCTCTAACAATCCGCCAGTAGGGAGCGTGTGGGTGACTAGTTGCTTGCCATATCATCAATTCGGGCATATCGGTTTTATTGCAGCAGAAAACCCAGATGGAACAGTCACCACAATCGAACAGAATATTGATGGAAATGTTGACTGTTTGGAGAATGGTGGGTGGACTCGCAAGGTAACTCGTAACCTCGATAGCGCTGGTAATTTCAGCTATATCGATTGGAACGCACCAGCCCAGCAAATGGTTGGATGGTTTGAATTGCCGTTTGATGATTCTGAAATCGAGCCAGGCGGACTTAACAAGGGTGATTACTTCATCGATGTATCAGCCTATCAAGCAGCAGACCTTACTGGTATCTGTCAAGCGGCTGGCACTAACAACACAATTATTAAGGTGTCAGAGGGTGTTGGTTGGTTAAGTCCAATCATGACACAACAAACCAACACAAGTAATTGCATTGGTTACTACCACTTTGCTCGCTTTGGTGGCGATGTAGCAACAGCCCAAGCTGAAGCTAACTACTTTGTTAGCAACCTACCATCACGCCCAAGATACCTTGTATGTGATTATGAGGATGGCGCAAGCAGAGACAAGCAAGCTAACACTAATGCGGTACTGGCATTTATGGACGTTTGTAAAGCAAGTGGTTTTGAGCCTATCTACTACAGTTACAAGCCTTACACATTGGCTAATGTGTATGTAGAGCAAATCACTGCCAAATATCCTAATAGCTTATGGATTGCAGCTTACCCAGATTACGAGGTTCGCTCAGAGCCTTACTGGGGTGTATATCCAGATATGGATCATACACGCTGGTGGCAATTCACAAGCACAGGCTTGGCTGGTGGATTGGATAAGAATGTTGTTATTATCGGAAGTGAACTAAACAAGAGAGAAGAAGAGGAAGAAAATATGAATTTTGTAGTACGCAGTAAAACTGGAAATCAAGGTTATGTCGGAATCGTTAACGGCCACGTTTTTGGTATCGGTGACATTAGCACTGTTGACGAATTGAAATCAAATGGCGCTAAGCATTTAATGCTTGAAGACAATGATTTCCAACGCTTTATCGACAGCCAATCAAGAGACGCTGCAGAAGTGTCTAAGGCTATTGAAGAAGCTAGTGCATCAGTAGTTAAGGCTATTGAAGAGCGTGCACAAGCTACACAAGGCCAAACTGGTGTATAATTAAAAAATAACTAGACCACGAAAACTAAAAAATAGAAAAGGATGTGAAACATTCACCTCCCCTCAGACTGCAGTAGGGATACCATGGCAGTAGTGGTCGAAGCCTCAGCGTTGTGCTGGGGCTTTTTTTATTTGGTATAATATATCTAGGAAAGTGCCAGTAACTCTACGGGGTCTGGTGCGTTTTTTATTTATTTGTGTTATAATATAAGTCCATCATAGGCAAAGGGCTACGAGGTTATCTCATAGCTCTTTCGTTTGCTTTAAATTATGATAAGTGCTACTATAATCGATGGAATACTTGGCATCGTTTCAATGAATTTCTCGAACCGCCCCCCCCGACTTTTTGGTCGGGTTTTTTATTTTGCAAAAAAATCTAAATTTCTTTATAAAAAGTGTTGACAAACTATCATGTATGGTATATACTATACATGTAAGATAAAGAAAGGGAGAACGAAAGAAGTTCTCAAGGTAAAACAAAAATGGCATTAACACAAAAACAAATCAACGTACTTGTTGCTGAATATAAAAAATACTATGATGGTGACGAAGAAGTCACTGAAGAAAAAGTCCTCAACGACTTACAAGAGTACATGAAAGACTTTACAGATTACGAAGATTTCGACGAAGTTCCTTTTGAAGAATTAATCGACTTCATAGGATAACCCAAATAAAAAGGAGAAAACAAAATGACTACTTACAAAGAATACAAACAAGGATTGAAAGAACAACGTGAGAGAGCACAAGCTATTCGTAATGAAGTTTTCTCAGACAAAGCAGAAAAACTAGAAACAGACATCGTAAGAATTTCAAGTGGTGATGTTTATAAAATTATTCCACGATTTGGCACTAAATACGAAGATAGCCGAATCATCAAATTAGATCCAGAAGATGTAGAATACCACGTCGAAGAAGCTAAAAAAGTTAGAGAGCTTGCGAAAATTATGGCAAGCAAGGATTAAAAACAGAGGAACAAAGACATGATTATCAACAACGACATCAAAGACCTAATTTTAGAATATACCGGAAGATATTTCCGCTTTGAAAATGATTTTTACAGGCTGCCAGACATCAAATTCACGGACGCAAATTGGCAGAAATTCAAAAACGGTGATACTTCTATCGAAAAGATGGGTGCAGCAAGGGTTAATGCCATGCTCGACTGTCTCTTTGATGATTTTGAGCTCGCCATGATTGGTAAGGCTCAAACTGATTATTACATCGACAATTCACTAAAAATGAATATGCCGTTCCACGTCTACTATGATCAGTTCAAAAAACAACAATTGCTAAAATGGCTTGAAAATAGCCATGATGACATTATTGGTGGAGCTGGCAGAATGTACACGGCAAGCGGAAACTGGATTTCTAGTGCTTACTTAGAAATTGCGTTAGAATCTAGCTCTCTTGGTGGCGGTGGATACATGCTTCAAATGCGATTTAAAGACTATTCAAAGGGACAAGAACCTATTCCGGCTGGCCGTCAAAACCGTCTCAAATGGATTGAAAACAATTTAGAAAACATCCGATAAAAAAAGACTAGGGGTTATCCTAGCCTTTTTGTGTATCATCAATATAACATTAGACATTCAACTTAAATAGAGGTACACTATATATGTTCTTTAGCAAAGACTAAAAGTTGCTTTTCCTCTGGGGTCTCAACAATAAAGTTATCAAAGGTTGCTGCTTTCAGCTCCTTGGGAACAGTGCTTTTACTTTCGAGAATGTTATAAGTTTTGTCGCTTGGTAGCTCATGCTGCCAAGTTTTTTTATGCCAAAATCAAGAATTTTAGTATCCTTGATTGAAATGCTGGTCGTGTTGCTCATTATCAGTATTCTTCTTTTGCTCTTTGTTCCTAACTTGAGTAAGCAAAAGGATTCTGTAAAAGAAACTGGAAATGCAGCTGTCGTCAAAGTTGTGGATTCTCAAGCAGAACTCTATGAAATGAAAAATAACAAGACAGCTAGTTTAGCAGCTCTTGTGTCATCAGGTCAAATTACACAAAAACAGGCAGATTCATACAATGATTATTATGCGAAACATGGTGGTGAAAGCCGCTCAGTTGCCAATTAGGGCCTTCACCTTGTTGGAAAGCTTGGTGACATTAGCAGTCGTTGCTTTTCTTACTCTGAGTTTGTCAGGGTCAGTGACGGGGATTTTTCAGCAAGTCGAGACTAATCTTTTTTATCTACGCTTTGAGTATCTGTACCGGGATAGTCAGCGCTTGGCAGCAGCGGAAGGGACTAACATTGAATTGCAGCTGACTAAGGATAAGATTAGTAATGGAAGAACCAGTCTCTCTATTCCTGAAAACATTCATCTGGATAAGGGGCAGACCCTAGTATTTGATGCTAAAGGAGGCAATTCTAGTCTTAGTAAGATTCGTTTCTCAAGTAACAAGGAGGTGGTGACTTATCAGCTTAACATGGGCAGTGGAAAATATAAAAAGACGGTCTCTTAG